TCTAAGTCTAGATTGTCAGGATTAATGAATTTCTCAAAATCTTTGCTATTGATAATGTTAGCTCTTAGATTGTAGTTTGTCTTTTTATTTCTAAAGTTAGCTCTAAGGTCGTAGTCTGATACTAGGATATTTTCTGCGAAGTCTATATTCTTCTCATACCATTTCTTTGTTTTCTTCTTATCAGATAATTTTTGTCTAGGGAAGCTAATGTATCCCTGCATCTTTAATGGTGAATCTTGACTCATAGTAATTTTTTGTTAAAATGCAAATTTAATTATAATAATTTGAACTCCCTGTATACTTCGGTTTCTTTTTTAAAACTCCCATATCAGACCAGTAGCTATGGTCTAAGAATCCTTTTATCTCTTCTTTACGTTTGTCTGTTTGTCTTTGCATAGTAGCGTCATGCCATAATAACATACCTAACGAAGATACACGGTCAAAGTTTCCATGGGGGTTCCACATAATCAATTCCTTTAGTAGTGCAGGAGAATAGATTGACTCTATTACTCTCTGCTCTGAGTTCTCAGAAATTCTCTCCAATAACCATGATTTAATAAAATCTCTCGCTGTCTGATTTACCTTACCTGAAGCATTTATACCCTTAGAAGTGTTAGTTCCCTGTCTGTATGTGTCTGAGTTTCTTAGCTGATAAGGTGTGTCTGCCAACAAATATAAGCATTTTTGCTTTTCAAAATACGTAAAAAGTCCAGGAAGGTTCTGTTCGTACATACCCGTGGCATTATAATATAACAATAATTTACGTGAAACTTCATAAAAATCGTTAGGGTCATCTGTTCTTCCTGTGTACTCTGCCACTATCTGACGTGTGTATCTATTCATAATAAAGATAGAAGGAAGAGAATCTGTTGTACTTCTTGCCTTATCTACAACATCCATACCTCCTATATAAACACCATGAGGGATTATCCCTTCATCATTTTTTTGTGGTTTCACCCATATCTCTACGCAACTTTTTTTATCTTCTCCTCGTCCTAAAGGAAAGTTCCTTATTGGTCTAGCATCTTGAACCGTGTTAAATTCAACTTTACTATTTTTGTCAAAAGTTAAAAAACCTTTAAATGAGCTCTCTTGATATTTTCTACATTTGCCTCCTTCTAATTCTGCCAACTGTTCTTTTAATAAAAGTGTTGGGAAGTAAGCCCCCTCCACCACCAAGAAAGCCTCGGAAGGAACGATTGGACCGTTTATTATCTCGGTATGATAGACTGAAGGATCATTAGCCTTCTTAGCAGCATCTCTTCTAGATTTGATGTACATTCTTGCTAACTTCTCATCAGTAACTTTATCAGGTCCTTCCTTAAATTCGTTTAATGTTTTCCAATAAGGAACAAAGTATCCTATGGTGCCTCTGTTCTCATAAGTATCATTGAACACTATACAATTATATTCTGAAGGATTTCTAAATATAGATTCTGCATATAGGGCTGCTTGGCCAGAGACAAGACCTCCTGTACCAAGAGCCCATATGACTAAGTTCTTCTTTTGCTTAGAAGCTTGTGTGGCTTCTATTGCTCCCCATGCTTCTTTAATATTTGTCATAAAACCTACCTCATCTAGTATTACTAAGTTAGGTCGAGTACCATTGGCTGCTAGCGGATTATCTTTAAATGTTCTATGTCTTAGTAATGAGCCTGTTCTAGAGGTATACTCTCTATTGGGAGCTAAGGAACCTGTATATCCTACCATAAGTGGTGATGGATAAAATTCATCTGCTATCCTATATGATCCTCCGTAATGCTCAAATGCTGCTTTGCATTTCTTAATAAGTGGTTCAGTATATTTTGTATCAATGGCCCCTATGATAGTATCAGATGCTATATATTGTTTTGCCTTTTTTCTCTTCAGGTAATTATCATAATCAGTAGCCCCATCAAAAAGATAGTTGTGATTAGCTAGGCCTGAAGATGCATATGACTTACCACCACCCCTAGACTGTATAGAGATAAAATGCTTAGCAGAGTTTTTGTATAGAGGTTTTCCTAAAGACTTTCCGTGGTTTCTGTTTAAGTACTCACGTGCGTCTATGTAGTTTTTAGAGTTAGCTTCCTTTTCAGTAATCCTATTAAGTTTTATAGAGAGCTCTTTTTCAGGCCCATACTTTCTATCACATGTGTTCTTAGTATCTTTTTCGAATCCTGAGAATCCCCTGCATTCTTCATATGCTAGAAACAATTCCCAATCTATATCTCTTAACCAAGGTAGACCTAGTGCTTGAGATACAGAAGATTCATCTTCAAAAAGTATGTTGTGGAAATTTACATAGTAATAGAGTGGACCAGGCATCCATTTACCTCCTATCCAGTAGCCTTCGATACACCTTCGTTTTTGATCCCCCCAAAATGTTATGCGTTCATAATATTGTAACTCGGGATGGAAATTAGGTATTTCATCTAATATGAAGTTAGTATTATTTATCATATCTCATCAGCATCAGATAGCGATGCTATCTTTGTTCCCTTTTTCCTTGTTTTCTCTTCCTCATACGATTCCTTTATTCTTTTATAGTCATCGAACATTTTAGGAGTAGCTGCTAAGGCTTTGTCTAGCTTAAGTACAATATCAGCATCCTTCGCTTCTATTGCTTCTACATAAAATTCTTTTACTCCTTTGTCTCTAAGGGACATTATCTCGTCCCAATTTTGTAGTGCTCTCTCTGCAGGAGTCAACACTACATTCCTATATAACTCTAAATGATCACTATAGGTTTCCCATTTAAAGTTTTTCTCTTTAATAAAGTCTCTCGCTATTACCTCTTCTTTGTCAGGAAGATTATACAACTTGGATTCAGGATGGCTGTGAAGATGTATGGCCCACATGATACGTGAGCTCTTATTTTTATCTTTGGATTTGTCTTTTGTATATAGCTCATTAAATGTGCTAGGGATTTTTAATTCAGGGAACTCATCCCAAAAGCTATTTTCAAAGTTAATCCTCATTTTTATTTTTTTCTATGCAATAGTTTGCGTGTCTAAAATTTCTTTTGTTCAGTTTAAATTTACCAAAATTATCTATATGGATGTTTTTAAACTTTGTTTCATCATAAAATCCTTCAGTCTTTTTATCAGTATCGCTTATTGTTGAAGCTATCATCTGGATAAATAGGTGAAAGATTTCTTCTGCTTGGCCTATTGTTATATTATTTTCTTTAGCTATTTTCCTAAGTATCTTATCTTGTTTCTTCATTTTCTGGATCCTACAATAACAGGTCCTTGAGGTTTAACTTTTTTAGCAGGTTTCTTTATTGGTTTTTCTACTATAACTTCAGGCTCTTTCTTTATTTCTACTTCTACTTTCTTTTCTATCTTTTTAGGTTTCCCCATATTCTTTAAAGTTATTTCTATTTTAAATCCTTCTTTATCAGGTTTAAATAATAACTCAGAATGGATGAGGTTCTTGTCATCCATAATAGGTTGTCCTAAAAATGTTTTCTTTTTTAATCTAGAGATAATACCATTAAATTGTTTCTCTTCTATTTCTAAAAGCTCTCTGGTTTCTTTTCGTATATCTGTAGACAATATGAATTTGGCCCTCTTCTCTTTAGGAAGGGCCTCGTATTCATGGTTCAGCTTAATCAGTTCTGACAAGACCTCACGCTCTTGTGGAGTTAACTCCAACATAAAATTCAAGAACGCAAGGATTTGCTTGTAGATTTTGCTGTCATTCGTTGGTAATGTGATTATCTTCTTAATCATTTTTTCTTAGCTTCGTCCTGAAGCTCTTTGTCAGTATTTAACATTTTGGCCAGTTGATACCAGCTCAACATTGCTGTTTGAGTTATTGATGTTAGAATATGTAGTATCACATTATATTCCATATTCTTTACATCAATATTACTAGGTCTTTCAAATTTAAATTCTTGGAGTATCTTTTCCCCGTATCCTAATTGTGACACAATTACTTCAAACTTCCATCCTTTAAAGTCTTCTTCTTCAACAGGATAACTTTTGTATCTAAATCTCATACCTTCAGCAACGGATGCTTTCGAAGCTGACATAAATGTTGTAGCTAGTATCTCTTTGGCTACTTCAAGTTTCTCTTTTGTTCCCATGGATTTCTATTTCTAATTTAAAAAGTAGTGCTTCTGATTTTATAACAGAGTAAGTTGCTTCTAGTATATTAGAGAACAGTTCATTGTATTTTTTAAACTGTTCTCTAATTTCAAGCTCTTTTTTCATTAATGCTGCAAAGTCATTGCTTATATAACTATGACTGACGTGCATCTATAATGAACACTTGAGGAACTGCTCCTCTCTCTGTGAGCAACATCTGTGCTGTCAAATCACAGTTGTACTTCTTGAGAATAGCATCAATCTCTTCTCCACATAGTCTCCTGTGCTCTTCTTTTTGTGCTGCAGCTTCTTGCATTAACTCTTCAGGTGTTTTGGTCTCCTTTACCTCAGTAGCCTCTACTGGTTTTGTTTTTGTTTTAGTCATTGTTTTAAAATTAAGTTGAAAAAATATTCATATTTAACATGTATTTACCTCTTGTTTCAGTAGTAAGGATAAGTTTCCTTTGCTTCAGTGAAGCAATGTGTTTATCTAAAGTAGGAGGACTGATTCCTAATTTAGCCATGATAAACTGTTTATTCTCTTTATCAGCATACCAGGTGTTTCTTTCCATATCTGTCTGATTCAGAATGTAGTACAATACATGAAAGGTAGCATCCTTAGACTTTAAAAGAACGCTCTCTTTGGTATCCAAATAAACTGTTATCATCTTTCTTTTCCTTCTCTTATAATAGTTATACATTGCAAATATACAAATTTGATAGTACAAATATCAAAAAAATTATGATACTATACAAATTTTATAGTACTAATGTATAAAATTAATAGTAACGTCTGTAAATGTAAGGATTATTTTATAAAAACGATATGTCTTTAGGATCAAATACCATCTTATAAGAGAAATTTAACATAGGATAGATAGAAGAAAACACCTCTCCTTCCTCTAACATATCTTCGTCCTCTTCTTCCCAGCACCATAGAACAAATACCTTATTATTACTTTCACTCAGGTATCTAAATATCCTATTAAGCTCATGGACAGAGCCTGTGTTTAAATACTCCATAGCTAAGGACATACAGAAACTATTTCCTTCAGATAGCTTATCTACATATTCTACTACAGCATCATAAATAGGCTTATAAAATTCTATGGCT